GAAGCAAGACAAGCCCAAGCAAATGCTCGTATTGCTGAGATGCACCTCTGGAGAATGTCAGACAGAGAACTTAACGATCTAGGTATTGGTCGTGCTGATATCAGAAGAATCGTGAGAGAAGGTAAAGTCTAACGTCTTTGGGAGGAGGCAATGGACCCAGTTACAATAATTAGTGGTGCCACTGTTGCCTTTAATGCCCTAAAGAAAGGCTTTGCTATTGGTAAAGATCTGCAAGATATGTCCAGTCAACTAACACAGTGGGCAGGACATATGGCAGATCTAGGCCAAGCTGAGAAGCAAGTTAAGAACCCACCTTGGTGGAAGTCCATTGGAGGTTCTGTCGAAGCAGAAGCTATGGAAGTTTTTGCTGCAAAGCGTAAAGCAGAGTCCATGCGTAAAGAACTCAAGGACTATATAAGTTTCACGATGGGGCCATCAGCATGGGATGAGCTAGTAGCCATCGAAGGAAAGATACGAAAGCAAAAGAAAGAGCAAGAGTACCGTAAGGCTGAACTACAAGAAGCCATAATTACTTGGACTATATCAGCTCTTCTCTTATTAATAGGTTTTGGTGCTCTTGGGTTTGTATTATATCTGGTGACATGATACGGAAAGTAGGTAATAAGTACTACGCATACAATAAAAATGGAAAGATACTTATTATAACAAGCTATAAAAGAATAGCAGAGAATATTGACAGGAAAGCTAATGGCAAGAAATCTAACAGAAAAGCAGCAAAAGTTTCTTGATGTCCTCTTTGAAGAGGCAAAAGGAGATCCTGTGGTTGCTAAAAAACTAGCAGGTTATGCTGACGCTGTGTCTTCAACAAGTATTGTTAATGCCTTGACAGACGAGATTGCAGAGCTTACAAAGAAATTCATAGCACAATCGTCCACTAAGGCTGCTTATACTATGTTTTCTGTTATGGCAGATCCAACTGATCTAGGTGTAAAAGAAAAGATGTTAGCAGCTAAAGACATTCTAGATCGTGCAGGATTTACAAAAACAGATAAAGTAGAAGTAAAAGCTTCAGAGCCTTTATTTATTCTACCTGCGAAAGAAGATGAGTAAAAGAGCTTCAACTGCTGAACACCCAACCAAAGTAGACTGGCAGATACCACTAAGAGGGGAAAACGGAGAGTGGTATCCTGTTATAAGAGTAGGAAGACACGTACCATTTGGTTACAAACAGGATGAAGAAGACGAAATGCTTCTGATTCCTATCCCTGAAGAACTAGAACTTTTTGAAAAAGCAAAGTTGTTTCTAAAAGAATACAGTGTTAGACAAGTAGCTAAGTGGCTGTCTGAACAATCTGGAAGAAACATCTCACATGTAGGGTTATATAAACGTGTCAGAATGGAAGAAAAAAGGCGAAGAGCCTCCTCGAACTATCGCAGCTATGCCCAAAAGTATAAAGAAGCGGCAAGGAAGAGCAAGAAGATCGAAGAAGAAAGACTTGGTGGCAAGCGCACCAGAAACCTCCCAACAGACGAAGAGTACATCGAACTCAGAGATGGAGAGTGTTGCCCCTTCTGTGGTCAAACAAAAGGTAATATTCGAGCCAAACCCAGGTCCACAGACTAGGTTCCTAGCAGCTACAGAACAAGAGGTACTTTATGGTGGGGCAGCAGGAGGTGGAAAAAGCTATTCGTTGGTTGCAGACCCAGTTAGGTACTTTGCAAATCCACATGCACGAATGCTACTTGTTCGTAGGTCTACAGAAGAGCTTAGAGAACTTATATCAGTAAGTAAGCAGCTTTATCCTCAGGCCATCCCAGGCATAAAGTTCATGGAAAGAGATAAGACTTGGGTTGCTCCAAATGGTGCTACACTCTGGATGTCTTACCTTGACAGAGATGACGATGTTATGAGATACCAAGGCCAAGCCTTTAACTGGATTGGGTTTGACGAATTAACACAGTGGCCTACCCCTTATGCTTGGAACTATATGAGGTCACGTCTACGTGCTACAAAAGCTTCAGGACTGCCACTATATATGAGGGCTACATCAAACCCAGGTGGTCCAGGGCATCAGTGGGTAAAGAAACACTTCATTGATCCTAACACACCTAACAAACCATTCTGGGCTACAGACGAAAATGGTGAAACCATCTGCTGGCCTAAGGGTCACAGTCGAGAGGGTGAGCCTCTATTTAAACGTAAGTTTATTCCTGCTACTCTCTTTGACAACCCTTACCTATCTGAGGATGGAATGTATGAAGCCAACCTTCTATCTCTGCCTGAACATCAGCGAAGACAGTTGCTTGAAGGTGACTGGGACATTAACGAAGGAGCAGCTTTCCCAGAGTTTAACAGACGCATCCATGTTGTTGAACCATTCGATATACCAAGTAACTGGGTTCGTTTCAGAGCTTGTGATTATGGGTATGGGTCTTATACTGGTGTAGTCTGGTTCGCAGTTGTTCCAGGGTCTGAACAGCTAATAGTCTACAGAGAGCTATATGTATCTAAAGTAATTGCTACTGATTTGGCTGACATGATCCTGGACATTGAACAAGAGGAGAAGATCAGGTATGGAGTTCTTGACTCTTCTCTTTGGCATAATCGTGGTGATACTGGCCCTAGTCTTGCAGAACAGATGATTGTTAAAGGCTGCCGATGGAGACCTGCAGATAGATCTAAAGGGTCTCGTGTAGCAGGTAAGAACGAAATACACAGACGTTTACAGATAGACGAGTTTACAGAGGAACCAAGACTTGTTATATTTTCTAATTGCACTAGTCTTATATCTCAGCTTCCCTCTATTCCTCTAGACAAAAGAAACCCTGAGGATGTAGACACTAACTCAGAAGATCACTTATATGACGCTTTAAGGTATGGGGTTATGACAAGACCAAGAAGTAGTTTATTTGACTTCGATCCTGCAGCACAACGAACAGGATTTCAAGCAACAGATCCCACCTTTGGATACTAAGGAAATACAATGGAAGAAGATGACATCTTTGAATCAGAAGAACTTTATATGGATGACAATGAGTCTTCCTATGTAGAAGATATAAATGACGGAGATACAGTCTTTGATGAAAAAGTAGGAACGATTACTGGCTTTGTAGAGGAAAAGTTCTCTAAAGCTGAGAAGGCTCGTTACTCTGATGAACAAAGATGGATTAAAGCATATCAAAACTACAGAGGTGTGTACGGACCAGACGTTCAGTTTACTAGTACTGAGAAGTCTCGTGTTTTTGTTAAAGTCACCAAGACTAAAGTTCTAGCTGCTTACAGTCAGATTACAGATGTTTTATTTGGTAGCAACAAGTTTCCTATTTCTATTAACCCAACTATTCTTCCTGATGGTGTTGAGGACACAGTTAACTTTGAAACAAACCCTGAGATTCAAAAGGCTGACGAAAAGACTCCCTTTACTTTAGAGGCTTTGCAACCTGGTGAGACTATCATTGATCTTAGAGAAAGATTAGCTGGTCTCTCAAATAAACTAGAACCAGTAGAAGATAAGCTTGAAGAAGGCCCAGGTACTACACCAACAAAAGCTACTTTCCATCCTGCTATGGTTGCAGCTAAAAAGATGGAAAAGAAAATCCATGATCAATTAGAGGAATCAAATGCTCGTAAGCAATTACGTATTGCAGCATTTGAGACTGCACTCTTTGGCACAGGCGTTATGAAAGGCCCATTTGCTTACGATAAAGAGTACCCTTCTTGGTCAGAGGATGGAGAGTACAGTCCCTTAATTAAGACTGTGCCTCAAACATCTAGTGTTAGTATCTGGAACTTTTATCCTGACCCTGACGCTAACAACATGGACGAAGCTGAGTACGTAATTGAAAGACATAAGATGTCTCGTTCTCAGATGAGATCATTAAAGAATAGACCTTTCTTTAGAGCTAACACTATTGATACTGCCATTGAGATGGGTGAGTCCTACACCAAAGAGTGGTGGGAACAGGTCATGGAAGACGCAGACCAAGAAACTAAATCAGAAAGATTTAACGTTCTTGAGTTCTGGGGTTATGTAGATACTTCTATTCTAGAAGAGCATGATGTAGATATTCCAAAAGAGTTGAAAGACAGAGATCAAGTTTCTGTAAACATATGGATTTGTAATGGTCAGGTTCTACGTCTTGTAATGAACCCATTCACTCCTGCAATCCTTCCATACTATGCTGTTCCATACGAAGTAAATCCTTACTCATTCTTTGGTATAGGTATTGCAGAGAATATGGATGATACTCAGACTCTAATGAATGGGTTTATGCGCATGAGTGTAGATAATGCTGCACTTTCGGGTAGTTTGCTTATCGAAGTGGATGAAACAAATCTAGCTCCTGGTCAAGACCTATCCATTTACCCAGGCAAGGTCTTCCGTAGAATGGGGGGAGCACCAGGACAGGCCATCTTCGGCACCAAGTTCCCTAACGTATCTAATGAGAACATGCAGATGTTCGACAAGGCAAGGGTACTGGCAGATGAATCGACTGGCTTTCCGTCTTTTGCGCATGGTCAGACTGGCATTTCGGGTGTGGGTCGGACTGCAAGTGGTATTAGTATGCTTATGTCTGCTGCTAATGGTAGCATTCGTACTGTTGTTAAGAATATTGATGACTACTTACTTGGTCCTCTAGGTAAAGCATTCTTTAACTTTAACATGCAGTTTGACTACGACTCAGAAATTAAAGGTGACCTAGAAGTTAAAGCTGAAGGTACTGAATCTCTGATGGCTAATGAAGTACGTAGCCAACGCCTAATGCAATTTCTTGGTGTTGTACAGAATCCAGTACTTGCACCTTTTGCTAAAATGGATTATATTATCAGAGAGATTGCTAAGTCTATGGATCTTGATCCTGATAAACTTACAAACTCAATGGGTGATGCAGCAATTCAAGCTGAGATCTTAAAGAAATTCCAAGCAGAAAATCCACCTGAGGTTAACCCTAATGCACCACAGCAAGGGGTTCCTCAACCACAAGGACCACAGCAGGGAGCACCTGCAGGAGTCCAAGTACAAGATACCTCAGGTTCTGGTGGCGGTCAAATGGGTACAGGAACAGTACCTCAACCAGGTGAGCAAGGGTTCTCTGCTAACACAGGACAAGGTTAAGTATGAGCCTTAAACTATTAGTAAACAACAAAGACATCTGGGAAGCATTCCTAGAAGAACTTGATTCTAAAATTGAACGTGTTCATGTTCAGATGGAACAAGCACTAACACCAGAAGACTTTTACAGATTACAAGGACATGCTACTTGTCTTCGTAGATTAAAAAAACTTAGGGATGAAGTGAATGGTTAGAGAGACCTCACCAAGACCAAAGCTAAGACCAAAAGGTTTTGGCGTATCAGAGCAAACTGAAAGAATGCTTGAACCTGAAGGGGATCCTGTTTCCCCTACAGAAGTTATGAAGACTGGTCTAACTGAAGAAGTTATGGGTAAAGCCCAAGACTATGTTGACAACCCACCACCTGAACCTAAAAAAGATCCGTTAGCTTTTGCTGCTGAAAAAGGTTATGTTAAAGCTATTAAAGGGCCAGAGGAAAAAGAAAAGTATATTAGTAATCTTAATGTGGGTACTAAAGAAGGTAATCAAACAGTAAGAAAAATGTTTGAGAATATCTTAGGTAAGAATCCAGATTGGGATCCTCTTTTAGTAAATTGGTGTGCTACATTTGTAAGTGACGTACTAGATAATCTTGGTGCAGACCCTCTAAAAACAAATGATAGATATGATAGACTTAGAGCTAGGAAGTACGTAAAGTATGGATCTCCTGTGGAAAGAAAGAATATACAACAAGGCGATATTGTTGTTCTTGATTTTCCTAGAGACTCAGAAGGTAATATAACTTTTGGCCCTGGTGGAAAAAGAGATGGTGTCGGAGACCACGTAACTTTTTATGTAGGTGATAAGAGTTCAGCTAATAAAGATGGGTCAGGTTACATTGGTGTTCTTGGTGGGAACCAAGGCTATAACAGCGAGATTGGTATTGCTGAGTACCCTGAAGAAAATATTTTAGCTGTTCGTAGAATTACTTATGATGATGTTGACTACGAGTTTACAGAAGCTCTAGCTAAGGATAACCCAAACTTTAAAGCTTTCCTAAAGAAGGAAGGTGAAGGGTTTGACATGAAGTCTTTAGAAGAGAACCCTATGTCTCCTTCTAACACACCAATGACAAGCAGACCCCAAGGGTTTGATGAAGGTGGTCTAGCAGAGAATGATAACCTAGATTTAGCTAGATCATATGGTGTTACTGTTGTTGACCCAGAAGAAACAGATCAGACACTTAAAGCTTTTGGTAAAGCTGCTATAGAAAGTATCCCAGGTATTAGTACAGCAGCTACTGTCAGAGACATTAAAGAAGAACTAGAAGAAGAAGATCCTAGTTGGGGTAAGATTGGTTTACTTGCTGCAGGTGAAGTAGTTGGTATGGTCCCTGGTCTTGGTGATGCTGCACAGAACATGGTTCGCCAAGGTGTAAAACGTTTTAAAACTAAGAAAGGTTCTACCTACGAAGTTAAAGAAGGGAACACTACTGTTCGTAATAAAGCTGCAAGAAAAGAACATCCAGGTGAGTCTGGTATTCAACCTCAATCTGTAAAAACAATTTACATGCCAAGGTCTGAAGTAGAAAAGTTTGGGGGTGTTCACCAAAACCCTGATATACCTACAGAGTTTATACCTACAGGACCAGATACTGCTGCATTACGTCTTACTGAAGATTGGGGTCCACTTAAAGCAGGTGAGATTTTACCAGAAACAGAAGTTAAGTTTACACTTGACCCTGAAGTTGGGTTAAACCCTGTAGAGATATTAGACTTTAAGAGTCCTAGAGGTATTCACTTTGGAAACGAA